ACTTTACAGCGTCAATGTGGTCAAGCAGATTCGGATATCGAATTTCGCCTGGCTCAGGATAGCACTCGTGGCAATAGCACATCCTGACTGCATGCTGCGGCACATCTCCCGCCAATATACGATAATAATATCCATATTCGCCTATTATACTATAATCCGGAACGTGTGTGAATCCGCTACCGTTACACCACACACATGCAGGATTGTGCACTACATTGCCCTGCGGATCTTGTCGTTTCTTCATGTCAACTCCTAAAACCTAACCTGTTTCATGTTTTTCATTCTCCAGCTATCGTTTGTCATTGTGATTACAGAATAGTGCTCTGCTATCCGATCCATCACCCTTGACCCGTAGGCTGTAGCTATGCCGTCAATTGTCAGGTTAGTGGTGATGATCGTAGCATTTCGCTTCCCTTCCTGATACATCTCGTATTGACTTGAAAACATTCTGCTGAAATAATTAGCGCTCGCTTCCGTGTCCATTTCGCAACCGAGATCGTCAAGCAGCGACAGATCATAATTGAGATAGCTTTCAGCTTTAGCAATGGCTTCAGTGCGCTCTTTTCCAGTGAGATTCAAAGCATTGAGATAATCCTGATACATCCTATTGGCGGTGGCACAGATATAGCTGAACCTGCCATTTTCACGATTTGTTTCCAACACGTGGTCAAAGATAATGTTTGCCAACGCCGTTTTCCCACACCCTGGCTTTCCTGTGAGCAGTATAGCAAACTTCCCTGTAGATATCTCATTTTCCACATAGTCAATGAGTTTTTGGTTTATCTGATACCAATCTGGATATTTCATTTGTAGGCCTCCAATAATTCTTTGCGACTTTTTGGCTGTTCTGGATTGGCATTCTTGCCAACTGATTTGCGATATTTGCCAATGATCTCATCCCGATCACCATAGAACACAGGAAAGCCATTTGCACGGCTCAGGAACTCTCCCAAATTCCATTTGTAGCTAAAAAAGCAGGCTGGATCATTCAGAACGCTATGATAGTTTTCAATGCTCTGCTGAATCTCGTCTAAGGAATATTCCTTGCAAAGCTTTGCGATAGCCTTCTCAATCGCATTTGTAAGCTTCATACACCGAAGGCTTTTCGCATGAGCGTTCCAGCACTCTATGATCTCTTGAGCCGGAAGGCGTTTCATTGGTTTGATTGACTTTGTCTTTGGTTTCGGATCTGGCTCTGGCTTGCTCCATCTGATTTTTGCGCTGTTGCTGGCCTTTTCGCTCGTGTCCTTGATTTTGGCGCATTCTTTGGCGAATCGTTCATTTATATACTCATCGTCATTGTCGGTCAATAATCCTATGCGAACGCATATCCGAACGAATTGCAACAGCTCATCCAATGGCACACGGAGCGCATATGCCACTACCTTCATCTTTTCTTTCGGCAATGATCCGCCCATCTCTCCCATGATCTCCAACAGCTTGAACCACATCGCATATCCGATGTTCTCGCCAAATTCCATTTCCAATTCGGTGATTTTGCGGTCGTTCCGGGCAGAATAATCATGACGAAAATACCACGCCATTACCACCACTCCTGTGCTTTTCGATAAATGCATCTAAATCACGCTTATCAAACAATAATATTTTGCCTCCAGGGCGTGAGTATTGTAAGAGATTTTCTCGCGCCCACTTCCTAATCGTCTTCTCGTTTACGCCGAGATACTCGGCCGCCTCGTTAGATCGATAATATCGTTTTTCGTTCATTCGAACCTCCTGTTACTTTATGCGGATGGAAACCCGCTTTGTTTTGATTATTTTTATTTTTCAAGTTATAAAAAAACCTCCGCCCTTGCCTTATCGGCAAGTTTGGAGGTTACCTCCGCCTCTCTTCTGATTATCCCCATTCAGGCGGAGGCATTGCCTGAACGAGGTTATATGTTATTTATGGTCAATAAAAACTACGCCCAAAATCCTGTCAAGCTTTTTCTGTCTCTTTGTGCTTTTATTCGTAAATTATCGGGATTAATCGTATATGCGAACGCAGATGCAAACGCAGATGCGTACGCTATGCATGTTATAGTTATAGTAATAGCTATAGTAATAGTAATAGTAATAGTAATAGCTAACTCGCTTTGCAGTAGCAAAGACGAGTAATATCACTTTGCTAACGCAAAGATGATATATAGCCGGATCACCAAAATCACATTTTGGTTGACAAAAAACTAATGCTGATTATTTTGTCTATATGAAAACATCAATGCTTAAGATGAACCCAAGCAACCCACGCAGGATACAGCCAGACAAGCTGGAAAAGCTTATGCGCTCAATCGAATCATTTCCTGAGATGATGAAGTTACGCCCAATGGTTTACGATCCCGAGACCATGTATGTTTTAGGCGGGAATCAGCGGCTCGCAGCCATTAGAAAGCTCGGCATGAAAGACATCCCGGATGAGTGGGCGATCGCCGCCACTGATCTCACGCCAGAACAGCAAAAGGAATTTGTTCTGCGAGATAATGTGCAGTTCGGGGATTGGGATTTCGATATGCTGTCCGCTGAGTTTGCAGAGTTTGATCTGAGCGAGATGGGCATGGATATGCCAGAGATAGAGGAAACAACAAAGACATACGATAAATTTGAAAAAGGATCTCTTAAGGACGGATAATATGGCTAAGATAGTCTCAAAAGCAGCAAAGGCACAAGACCAGCCAAAGAAACCCGTAGGCCGGCCTCGCATTAAGCTGGACCCTAAGCTGGCCAAAATATTTGGCTATTTCCGTGCCACATACGACACAATGGCTGAGCAGATAGAATGCCACGTAGATACAATCCGAGCTGCCATGCAAGACGAAGATTCTGAGTTTTCCAAGGCATATAAAAAAGGATTTTCGTCAATGAAGATGAAACTGTCCGAAGCTCAGGTCAAGGCAGGGATTGAGGATCGCAATCCCACGCTGTTAGTATGGCTCGGCAAACAGTATCTTGGGCAGAAAGATGTTCCGGATACCTGTAATGAAAACAAGGATATAACCGTGATACTGAAACCCCACAAGCTGGCAGATGATGAGTAATATCATTATCAACCAATCCGATTTTCTCCCGCACCAGTGGGAGTTTCTCACGTCTTGGGCAAAAACGCTCGGCCTGATCGGTGGGCTTGGGTCCGGCAAGACAGTGCCGTTCCTGTTCAAATCTCTGTATTGCCATGTGATGCGCCCAGGAGCCAACGGCAAGAGCAATTTGGGCATTGGCTATCCATCACTAAGCAAAAGCAAGGCCTTGTTTTTCTATCCGATCTGTGATCTGCTCAGTGATGCTCGTATCTCGTTTAAGCATAATCTGAGCGATCTAACCATTACATCCGCATACGGCACAACCAACATGTTTTCCATGCACAACCCGGAGCGTATCGTGGGCGACACATACACAGATGCCGGATTGGATGAGCTTGACACGCTACCAAGAGCGAAGGGACTGCACGTTGTCCGCAAGGTGAGGGAACGGCTCAGAGGCCGGAAAGATGCTCAGCTTTACATCGTGAGTTCGCCGGAAGGATTTTCTGCCTGCTACGATGTGCTGAAGGATAATCCCAATCCAAACACGAAACTGATTCATGCCGACACAAGGTCAAACAAGTATCTCCCCCAAGAATACATAGATGACATTATGGCAACCTATGACGAGCGCATGGCTATGGCCTATATTAGAGGTCAATTTGTTAACCTGAATAACATGCAAGCGCACTATGCCTTCCGCCGGGATGTTCACGTGCATAGCGTTCCGATGCCTGAGCCGCACGATGTGATCCTTGTGGGCATCGATTTCAATGTCAACCCAATGACGGCTGCTCTGTGCTATACCCGCGAAATTGACGGGCGCACACATTACTTTTTCTTTGCCGAATACTATGTTTTGAACGCCAACACATATCTGTTGTCAGACTTGTTGGCAGAAGATTACCCGAATCGCGTATTGCGCTGCTATCCTGATCCGACTGGAATTGCGCGCAAGACATCATCTGACGCCAGCGACATAGAAATACTGAAGCGCAAAGGCTTTGATGTGCGCTATCGGCACGGAGTCACGCAAAGACGTAGCCTGAACGTGGCGAATGGCGCGTTTTCGCACAACAGAATCCATATCGACCCATCTTGCAAGCATCTGATAAACGATCTTGAGCAAGTGGTGACAGATGATTATGGAAACATCCTGAAGCCCAATGGCACGATGCTGACACACATTTCTGATGCAATGCGCAATATAATCGTTGTTGACGCATTAGTGAAACAAGAACAAATACCGTGGGATGTAGCATGAACTTAGATTTAATACGCAGAGCAAAAGTGAATAGCATAATGCAGGACGATTTACAGCGGCGCTCAATTACACGCATGGCGCTGGACTTTTACAACTATAACCAAGAATCGTATACTTTGGCGAAAATTAAAAGCCGATACCCGGACACATATACCGATCTGCAACACTATATTGTGGCGACAGATTTGTCCCGCGCGCTAACCCGCCAGCTTGCCAAAATTTTCCAGCAAGACCCGTCTATCGTATTAGATGGAGCGTCAGATAATTTGGCTAAACATTTTACTGATTTGCTTGATGGCGTGAACTTATTCGGCTCTTTGCGCGTTATTGATCGATACGCAGAAACTTGCAATCAGATAGGCATTGCGCCTATTTATAATCCGAGAACAGGCAAAATAAAGCTGGACTTCATTACGCCGGATCGCTGCATAGTTTGGCAAGATGACGTTGATCCTACCGAAGCCGTAGCTGTGGCTTACACAATCCGGAATAGGTTCAGCACTCCGATTGCAGAGCGCGCTGATGTATATGCGCTCTGGACGGATGACTCATATCGCGTAGTGACTCTGAAAACGGATGGAACGATTGACTCAGACATTGAGCCGCCTCAGCCTAATCCATACGGTCGCATACCAATTGCCTGGTTTCGCACCGATATGGCAATTGATTCGTTTTGGCTTGATCGTCAATTCCCGATGGTAGACGCCAACCTGCGCGCCAATATCCAGCTGACCAATCTTGATGTTGCGCTGGATTATCAATCGTTCAGCACAATGTGGACATCTGGCATGCCGGAAGGCGCGAAGCTTAACGTTGGCGTTCAGCGATACATCAACATTCCTCGCGATCCTGTAACCGGAAATGTGAGCGGCTCTATTGGCTACGCTACGCCATCGCCACAGCTTCAGACCGTCTGGGATATCGTTAACGACAATATAGCGCTTGCGGCGTCTCTTATGGGCATTAGCGCTGAAGCAATCAAGCAAGGAAGCTCATTCAGCTCCGGATATCAATTGCGCCTATCAAAATCCGATGTGATATCGTATAACGTGGAAAAGCGATCTATCTATCGAGAGCCATTGCGTGATCTCGTGCAGCTCATCATGGATTGCAAGCGGCTTAACAGCAATATCAACATGCCGGAAGCCGCCGACATAAAGATTGACTTTGCCGATATCACGATTGAACAAAATCCGTTAGAAGAAGAGCAGGTTCGCTCGCTGAAGATTTCCAATGGCACAATGAGCCGCGTAGACGCCATCATGCTGGACAATCAAGACTTGAGCCGTGAAGATGCGGAAAAGGAAATTGAGCGCATTGACGCAGACAACAATCGCTTCCGCATTGGCGCGGCAAACATTGATCAGGGCTTGTTTGATGAATAAAGCAGTTTCGACTAAAATTGATCAACAAACCGCGTGGTTTGAGCGCAACATGCAGAATATTGCGAGACGATTGGATGAGCGCATTTCCTCATTAATCCGCGAGCTTGACTCAGGTAGAGGGCATCTGCTGAACACAGAAGAGAACATCCAGATGTGGGCGCAAATCTATGGATCAATTTTAGAAGAACTTAGTGCATCCGGATACACCGAGCTTGTATCTCGGTTAAACGATAAAGAAAACGATTTACTGCGCACAATGAAAAAGTCAAGCGTTCCCGGAGCGGTTCCTTTGGCATTCACGCAGACAAGTCAATCAGCTATAACTGCGTTCAATTCGCTATGGAATGCGCGGATTGGCAATCTCGGCAATGATGTGGCGCGCCAGATTCATGCTATTATTGGCGACAGTATTTTTGGCGGAACGAACATCTCCGAACTCGTAAAATCGGTTAAAGCAATACTGGATAAGCAGCTTGTGCGCTATGCTACCACTTATGTGAACACGAGCCGCGCAAAGTTTATCCAAATGATGCAATACGAAGCCGCTCGCAATTATGATGGCGAATTGTTTTGGATATACGAGGGTCCGGAAGATGATGTTACGCGTCCGGTATGTCGCGAAGGCACCGGTATGGATGTTAATGCGATGTTTCCTAATGCGCCATATTTTACCGAAGAAGAGCGCATCGAATTTGAATCTTATAGCGCACCGGAGCGGACGTATAACTGCCGCCACACTTTTATGCAAATAACAAAAGAATACTATTACGATCACGTGAGGTAAATATGGCATATCGTAGAATTGATGACAATGATACTGTTGAAATCCGCAGAACGCAAGGCGGAAACAAACCGGAAACGCGCACAGTTGCGGAATTAAACGAGTATTTTAGCAAAGAGGAGAACACCGATCTTGGGCAATTGCAGGCTCAGGTTGGTGACTACGATCCCGACACCACCAGAAGCACCATAACCGGCGATCTTGAGCGATTGCAAGCCGATGTGCTTACTGCTGGTACCGGATTGCTGGACAGAACCGCTGCATTAGAGGCCATTGTGCAGACCGCTGCATCGGGAACGCCTGTTGCGCCTGTGGCGGCAACGGGAACGGCATTTGAGACCAACACGCTAACTTATACCGCAATAACAAAGGGAGCTGCTGGTAACAGCATCGTAGTGAATTTGATTGACCCAGGAGAAGACGCGGAAGATGAAATTGTATCGGTATCCGGCAGTACAATCAATGTAACGCTTGCGTCTGCAGAAGGCGCAATCACAAGCAATCTTGATGCGGTCAAGGAAGCGATTGAAGGCAACCCTGCGGCAGATGCACTCATTACTGTAGCCGTTGGCGGCACTGGCACAACGCTCGTAACCGCAAACGAGACCACGCTTGAGGGCGGAATTGACGGGACGGTGGGCAAGGCAGGCGAACTCAGATATAACGACACCACTCTATTTGTATCGGTAGATGAAAGCACTACTGCTGAATCAAATTGGAAATCAATAACATTTAACAACGAATGAGGATAACATGGCACTAAAAGAAATCTTGGATAAGATTCAGGCAAACCTTCCTGCGGATGCGGGAGCAGAACTTACATCACTGCTGGCGGATGCCAAGCGTGAGGCGAATACCGTGCTGGCTGATCTATCGGCCGCAAACAACGAGTCAAAGGGGCGCAGAGAAAAGCTGACCGAGATGGTAAGCGAAATTGACGCGCTAAAGGCTAAACTGGCGGATGCCACGAAAGCGGATCCTGAACTTGATTCGATAAAAGAGAAGGCTGCCAAATATGACGAGCTTTTGCAAAGCAAGAAAACCGAAACCCTGAACCTATGGAAAGCCAAACATCAAGAATTGCAAAAGATTTTGTCCAGTGATACGGATAAGCGCAAAGACAAGATTGCCGCGCTGATGCCTGACTTCTCAATCCCGGCAGAAGGCGAAGAGCTTGATGCCGACACAGCCGCACAGAACCTGAAATTGTATTCTGTATTGGAAAAAGCGGGAGCATTTGCCGATCCTGCTGACACCAAAACGGATTTCCAGCGAAAGAGCAATCCGGGTGGCGGCGAAACCAAAGAACCATACACCTTCGGCAAAGCATTACAAAAAAAAACATGAGGTAAAACATGAATATCAGAGATTTTCTTATCTCGCTACAAAGCGAACAAGCGCCCATCGTAACCGACTTGGTTAAAAGCTTGGGTATTTTAGAAACGGCACAATTCGGATTCAGCAGTGATTATCTGCGCCATGAGTTTGAAGTTCAGACAGATGATGGCGATGCCGCCGTACGCGCAATCAATGGATCAATCGTAGCCACAATGTCAAACAGCATCCTTGGCAGCGTTCAACTCCCGGCTATCGAGCGCCTGGTTGAAATTGATAAAGGGCTTGCCAAGAAATGGGGCGGCATTCAGGGCTTCTTGAGCGATAAGAATCGCACAACCGCATATATGCGCTCAATCCTACAGCTACTTGCAAAGGCAATGATTTATGGTGATAATGCTACTCACGGTGTGCCTGGAGCGTTCAAGGGATTGCATCAGATCGCCAAGGCTAACGGCAATGTAGTTGCACAGCTTTCCGGCGCTTCCGGAAGCAGAACATCAATCTTTGCTGTGCATTGGAATGAAGGCGAAACCCAGGTTGTGATGCCACAAGAGGCTAATGGCGACATCGTTCAAATCGAATTGGTCGGCGGAGGCACTCTTCAGGCTCCTACCGCAGACACTACCACAAAAGCCAGATCACTTGTCTATGGCGCAAACTTCTGGACTAATGCCGCTCTGTGCGCTCCAGCGAAGGCGTCCGTTGCCGCAATCACCCAAATCGATAGCTCTCACAAACCCACTGCTGCACAGATTGACTTGCTGATTGACGCGGTTAAGGGTCTTGCTGATGGCAAAACGTTCCTGTATATGAATCGCGAAGGACGCAGATACATTAAAGAGCTTAAAAACACCAAGCTAAGCATGGCTCCTGGCGATACCGGCTACAACACCGTAGTATCCGATTGGGATGGCATCCCGGTCGTTCTGGAAGAATCAATTCTCAGCACAGAAACCAACGTGCTGGACTAAAAAAGAGGTAAATAATGGCTTATAAAAATCGTTCCTATGTCGTGGATCAAAAATTGATCCTCAGTTCCGCACAGGCTTTGCCTAATAACAAAAGCGCCGATTCTACCAATGTCGTTGACTATGGCGGAAATTCTGGCGGGCTTGCCAAAATTGTAGTCAAGGCAAACACCAACATCGCTGTTGCAAACACATATGCATTGACCATTACCGCAAGCTATGGCTCCACCAGCACACCGACCGACACGCTGGACAAGGTGCTCTTTACCAAAACAGCTGGGTCAACTGGCTTTTCTTATGCTGCTGGAGACACTATTGTAGAAGAGATTATCCCGGATTCGCTCCCGGATAACTATCGTTTCCTTAAACTAACCTATACCACCACGGGCAATGAGTCTACTGAGAAAGTCGACGCCTATGTGGTGATGACCTAACACTCCCTCCCAAGCGGGGCGGTTTCCTCCTTGCCGCCCCGCACATTTAAGGATGTATAATGAAAACACTTGCAACGCTTGACACGATCTCACGCTGGGAAAAAGAGATCAATAACCTTGGCGGATATACAGAATCATGGGGCTTGATCTCTGTTTCTGATGAGTCACCGGCTACGATTTCGGTTTCTAATAATGTTGCTAAAGGGATATTTGCTCTTGCCGCGGGCGGTTTTTATTCCGTTGCGGCAGAAGATAATCTTTTGAGCATCCCGCCGGTGCAGGCTGTATCTGTCGCGCTTTACGATTCCGGAGATGCGCACATTGATACATTTGCGCTCAATGAAGGGCATGGCGTTTACCTCTTTGGCGCAAACGGCATTGAAACCGGAACGCTGTCAGACGCGTCTGCATGGACTGTGTGCCAATCTTCGCGTACATGGCAAGACAAGGTTGATCTGGCTCATGTTATTGTGGAGAACGATGTATTGACAGCGCTTTATAATCGCCTGAGCCAATACACTGATTCCGAAATTATCGATGCAATAACCAACATTGACGCGCTTGCAATTGCTGTTGACATGAAAGCGCTGGAGCTTATCTATATGGATTTAGCGAATAGCGGATTCAATCAATTGTATCAAACCAAGGCAACAGAATACGCGCGCCGATATGCAGCTGAACTGCGATCCGCGATTCAGCGGATTAACATCAATATCGATGGCAGCGCAAAAGATCCAAATCGTATAGTAACGCAAGGGATGTTGTTAAGATGAAGATTGATACTATCTCAGTACCGCGCACAAATTTGCGATTTTCGGTCAGCGCATCTGCCATGAAAAAAATCGGTGATGACGCCGTCCGCATGATGATAGACAGAACAAAGAAAGGCATAGATATTGATGGCATGCCATTCGCTCCATATTCGCCACAATACATCAAATATAAGGGCGAAGCCGGGCGCGTTAC